ATTTTTTTCATTTTTCACTTGTTTTCAAAAACACTTAAAATGCTTTCATTTTTCTATGCAGACCTCCTTTACTATATTTTTTGCTATCTTATCTACATTCTTGTATTCTTCTTCTGTAGTGCTACCCCCCATTGACACATTCACTAATTTCAAATATTTATCGTTTGTCTTGGACTCGCTGTCTTTGAAATCCGGATTATTAATTCCCCATTTATATACTTGTTGTGCGTTCTTATTCGAAACAACACGTATAGCTTTCTTTAACTTCTCATTCCCACTATCTTTTTCCCATTTATCTTTATCTTTCACATACAACACTTCTCTCTTTAAATCACTACAGTGAATTGGTCTCTTGCATACATCCATCTCCTGTAATCCTTTGACAAATATTTTAGTTATTCCATTAATATAACCTATTCTCCCTGTCTCTTCTAAATCATTCAACTGTAATTGCAGCGAATTTACAAAATCCTGAATATTAACCGCATCTTTACATTTTTCGTTTAAAAAGAAATTCAAATTGAAATGATTATTCATCGTATTATTAGTATTATTATTATTAATAACCTTACCTTCTTTCACAACTTCCAAGATTTTATTGTTTTGCTCGACTAATAAATCTTTCAATTCTTTATTCTGTTTTACCAACTCACAAACAATGTCAGCATTGTCATTCGTCATAATTTTATCGTGTAAACTCTCAACACAAATTTTCTTATGCTTCCATAGTCCCGACCTGTTCTTATAACCCTTACCACATATGCACTCAAATTTAATTGAGAGTTTTTGAGAGTTTTGGTTTCCAAATGTTTCCAAACCGTTTCCATTGTGTTTATCGGTTGCAAGGTGTTTTATAAAATCACTTTTACGAGAGCATATATAGTCACATTTTTCACATAAAAATTTTGTTGAGAGTTTTTGAGAGTTTTGGTTTCCAAATGTTTCCATTTTGTTTCCAATATACCTTATAGGGATAAGATTTCTAAACCTTTTTCCCCGAATATTAAAAAAATTATCGTCACAAAATTCAAATTAATTTTTTGCTACGAGACCATAAAATTTCATTATGGTCTTAAATTATTTTTCCCAAGACTCAATGGCCTTTTTCGAAAAATGGACATTTTAAAAATGTCCAAAAACCTATTCTTGAATCACTTTCCCAGACATAAAAACATGAATTTTTTAATAAAAGGGGTGGATAAGGAAAAAAAGTGAGAGAAAAGAGAAAAGAGAAAAGAGAAAAGAGAAAAGAGAAAAGAGAAGAGAGAAAAGAGAAAGAGAAAAGAAACGAAAAAATTTTAATCATTATATATATGAATAATTTCCTTCCATTTAATGATATAAAGGTTTTAGAAACATATATTCAATCAGAGCAACCATTAAATATAATTGATAGAAGTAGTGATTTTACCTTATTTATGTTTATATGTGATAAAATTCTGAATACTCAACCCTATCAACCTTGGGCGAAACTAGCCATGAAAATGTTGGATTTAAATGCCGAACAAATTAATTTAAACTACGCTAATCGGGATGGTGTAACAGCATTAATATTAGTTAGTGGAGTAGATGTGGAGGTCTCTCTTAAAATCATAGAATTCGGACCAGAAGCCATTAATATGAATGCTATTGAAAAAGATAATAAAATGAATGCATTAATGTATGCTTGCACACCTGATACAGAAGAAATTGCATTGGCATTATTAAATTATCCTCAAATAGTAACCTCTTTAAAAAATATTAATAATAATGGATATACTCCCTTGATGATTGCATGTGAAGAAGGATTAGAGGACGTCGCATTAACCATGTTGGAAAAATTCCCTTCTGCTAATTTACATTTATTTCAAAGGAATAGACAAGAACAAACCGCATTTGATATTGCAGTAGAAAATGAAGAAATGTCAAGTGTTTACCGATTAATTGGTGAATATATGGATGATGAACAAATAAATTATAATATGGAGGCTGAACAAGAAGATGATGAAGAAGAAACAAAAACTGAAAAAGTAATTCCATGGGGACATAAAGAAATGCCAAATATTCCATCTTTTTCAGAACAAATAATTGATATCAATGGAATAGGATATGATCCGTTTTTATTAGAAGAGAGAAATATAAAAGAATACTTGGAAGAAGATAAAACTGATAACATTGTTATTTTATATGAAGGCAAAAATTACCTTCTTTCTAAATCTACAATGGAAAGACAAATGGAAGATGCAATTGTTTTCGAATGTATAAAAGCAGATAATACGAAAAATTTTCCAAATATAGTATATAATTTACCTCTTTACAATATAAAAGCAGTAGGAGTGAATATTCCCGATGAAAAAATCGGAATTTGGCCGGAATTTATTTATTTAGATGGAATAAAAGATGTCATTGGATCTCAAGAGAAATTATTTAGTATAATACCATTAGTAAATCAAATGTTAGTTTCCGTTATGAGTTTACATGAATCAAAAAAAATCGGAACTGGTGAAGGATCTGGTTATGGAGCTCTACATTGTCAAAATGGCCAAGGTGGAATGGCAGCTATAATAGTTCCAGCCAAAGCTAGTTCGACTGGAGGTAGAAAGAGGCGTACTAATAAAAAAAAGAGCAAAATCATGAAAAAGAGAAAAACTGTGAAAAAACGACGACTTCAAAAACAAAAAAATAAAAAAATAAAAAGATAAAGAAATAAAGAGGTCTACTTACTTTGGATATAAATTTCATTCAAGACAAAAGATTTTTATTTTGTCTTGAATATTTTTATCGATTTAATTCAATTTTTTACAATATTCTTTTATATAATGTCATTATAAAAACTACTATTTTTTTCCTTTTCTAAATTTCTTACATTTACTTCTAGTCTATATACTTCTTTACATATGGCAAATGGTAAAAAAATTGGATTTGCATACATAATTACTCCGAATAATCCATAGATAACTGAATTAGTATATATAATTGGTTCTTTAGATTCATATTTTTTATGATCATATTTATAAGAATTAATACCACGAACAAATCCTAATCCAGTCCAACTAGTAAAACTTACTATTCCTATAATATATTTATAATTCATGTTATATCTAATGTTAACAAATCTTTATATTCTTTATAAAATTCTACAACTTTATAGTGCCAGCACTCTCTCTACAAATTTTTTTATCTCCAATTATTCTGGTTATATTAAAGACTATTGTATATTCATTATTTTCTATTTTCGATAAAACTTGTTCGATATGACGCACCAAAATAGTATCAAATTCATAAATTGGATGCGAAAATAAATCACCCATTAATTGCTTTTCTACATCAGTTAGATTTTTTCTAGTCCATTGATAAGTAAATGCATGTGCTTTTCCATTCCAATCTAGTATACATGTATTGTCTTGACATAAGACATCTTTTATTTCATCTAAAAATGCATCGTCATCCACAATAATATTATTTTCTTTATCCACTAATATTAATTTTAAATTATGCGTAAATTCCATAATAACTAATATAAATATATATAATACCTTTATATCAATCAATTTAATTAATAAAATATTCGTAACTTCGTAATCTGTAATCCGATAATTTACCTCATTTATTCGTCGTGATATTCATTATTATGACATTCATCGTTATTTATTCTCTCCAATTCATATCTGATATTCATTAATTCGTTTTCTAAACTACGAAAATTTCTTTGAAATATAATATAATCATATATATTGGTAACAACATAACAGGAATAATGTGACACAGCTAAATAAGTTAATAAGACAATAGGTTCCATTTATTAAATATGGACTTGAATAATCTTTAAATACTTATTTAAAATAGATAATTCTAATAAAATAAAAATGTATAGTCTTTTATGTCTCCAGGTAATTCATACATTTTGGATTTATCAGAAGGAGTAAAATGATAGGATGCTTTTTTATTATTTTGATAGTTTTCTTTTGTATAAACATCTATACGGGAAATCCAATTTTTATTTTTTTCTAAATAAGTTCCTAATCCATTAATATTTTCAAAAGTTTTTTCCTCAGCAGCTCCACCCTGAAAACGAACTCTCTTTTTCATAGTTCTTCTTTTCATACTACCTCTTTTTTTCATAGTTCTTCTCTTTGTTCCTCTTTTTTTATAGGCCATTTATATAAGAAAAGAATAATATATTCTATTCATTTTATGATATTGATACTTCTCTCTAGTTTAATTGGAAACATATTTTTACACAATTGATTTGTAGTGTCATGTAATACATTATATAAATATGTCTGATATGCTTTTTGATAAATATTTTCACATATGTTTTCACCTATTCCACTATTTTGTTTTGGGCCATTGGTTATTTTTGGTAATTGTATATGCGAATTAGTTTTACGCTCCATGTTATGTATTGAGAAAAATATTTATATCAATTAATTTATACTAAATAAAATAAATTTCTAATTATTAGATCAGTTTTAATATTATTACCTGTAAATAAAGTTTAAAGCAACGCGTATTTATATTTTTATTCAGAACAATTAGAAGAAGGTTCCATTCATTTGCTTTTATCAATTGATGTAGACTAGCTAGTATAATAAAAAACATTAATAAAAACAATATAAATATTTTCCTTTATTTAAATATAGTCAACATGGTAAAAATCTGCAATACATCATATCCTAAATCCTCTGAAGAAATATTTATCGAACATTTCAGTAAATATTCCTATCCATTACATGATTTCCAAAAATTTGCTATTCAAGCAATTGTAGAAGGAAATCATGTTTTAGTAACAGCTCCAACAGGTTCAGGAAAAACATTACCGGGCGAATTTGCACTAGATTATTTCGCGACTAAAGGAAAGAAAACCATTTATTGTAGTCCAATTAAAGCACTCAGTAATCAAAAATTCTATGACTTTTCTCAAAAATATCCGCATATAAGTATCGGAATTATTACAGGTGATATTAAATGCAATCCAGACGCTCAAGTATTAATTATGACAACTGAAATTCTTTTGAATAAATTATATCTTATTAATAGTGCGGATAAAACAAAGGTTCTTGTAACTATGAATACGAGTACTTCCTTTGACATTGATTTCGAAAACGAATTGGCATGTGTTGTTTTCGATGAAGTTCATATGATAAATGATCCATTTCGTGGCCATGTCTGGGAACAATCGATAATGTTATTACCGGATCACGTGCAAATGGTAATGCTTTCTGCAACCCTCGATAAACCAGAAAAATTCGGTAATTGGTGTGAAATAAAAGATAAATCCCCGAAATCAGTTTATATTACTTCCAAAGCAGAGAGAGCGGTTCCCCTTACACATTATCATTTCATTACTACTAATTCTGGGACCTTTAAAGTAATTAAAGATAAGACGGAACAAGCCGAAATAAATGCCATTATTAATAAACCATATTGTATTCAGAGTGCTAAGGGTGTATTTAATGAACAACAATATAATAAAATGAAAAATATATTGACTAAATTCGAAAAAAAAGACTTGTATGTGAAAAGAAAACATGTGATTAATCAAGTAGCTAAATATTTAGTCGAAAATGATATGTTACCTGCCTTGTGTTTTGTACTTTCAAGGAAACAATTAGAAGTATGTGCACATGAAGTTACTACAATATTATTAGAAGATGATAGTAAGGTTCCATATATTATTCGCCGAGAATGTGATCATATTTTAAGAAAATTACCGAATTATCAGGAATATTTAGAATTACCTGAATATATTTCATTAACCAAACTATTAGAAAAAGGAGTAGGTATTCATCATGCAGGTATGATGCCTGTATTGAGAGAAATGGTAGAGCTACTTTTTTCCAAAGGGTATATTAAAATCTTATTTTGTACAGAAACACTTTCGATTGGAATAAATATGCCTGTGAAAACCACTATATTTACAGATATAAAAAAATTCGATGGGAATGAAAATCGATATTTATACGCGCACGAATATACCCAAATGGCTGGGCGGGCTGGACGTCTTGGCATTGATACTGTAGGTCATGTTATTCATTTGAATAATTTATTTCGAAATGTTTCTTTACTTGATTATACCAAGTTAATGAATGGAAAACCGCAAACCTTAGTATCCAAATTCAAGATTTCATATAATCTCTTGTTGAACCTGATTAGTATTGGAGAAACCGATTTTACTTCATTTTCTAAAAAAAGCATGATCCAAGGAGATGTAGATGCTGAAATCAAGGAACTTTATTACAGGATGACAAAGTTGGCAGGCGAAATGGATAGTTATGTTTCGATAGTGAAACGCCTAAGATCTCCTCATGATAAAATCCTGGATTATATACATTTAACCGATAAAGTAGTGGTTTCACAAAATAAACAAAAGCGCGATTGCGATAAAAAAATTAATCAAATCAAAGAAGAGTATGTCTTTATAGATAAGGATGTACAAACTTTTAAAAGTTACCAGGCGAAACTAGAAGAATTAAATAGTCTAGAAAAGGATATTAAAACCTTGGAAAAAACATTGGAAACGAATGTGAATTTCATCTTGGATATATTGGTTAATGATGGAGCAGTCAAGGTCGAGACTACTGGATATATCTTAACCCCACGTGGGCAGGTCGCGTGCCAGTTGAGGGAAGTACATTGTCTTGCAATGGCGAAGACAATGGAGACACCGGCTTTCAAAGGGCTGACTGCACGTCAAATCGTTTCGCTATTAAGTATATTTACCAATGTAAGTGTTCCTGATGAAGCGAAAAGTTTAGTGCCTTCTAGCCAAGATCCAAAGCTGAAAGAATTGATTTTAAATTTAAATAATGATATGCAGGAATACTTTATGACGGAATTAAAAAGTATGATAAGTACCGGATGCGAATATAATATCCATTATGATTTACTAGATTATATTGGGAAATGGTGTGACTGTCAAAATGCAGGAGAATGTAAGATGTTTTTACTTCATCTGGAAGATAAAAAAGGCGTATTTTTGGGGGAATTCGTCAAGGCATTATTGAAAATAAATAATATTTCGGCGGAAATGGAAAAGGTGGCAGAAATAACGGGAGATATGGAACTACTTAGTAAATTACGCGAAATACCTGGAATGACACTGAAATATGTAGTTACTAATCAGTCATTGTACGTTTAAAAATGCGTTTAAAAATTATTTTCTTATTTTTTCTTTTTACACTTTTTAGATTTATTGAAATACTTTCGCTTAGATTTCTTGAAATACCTTTTAGATTTACTTGCCTTTGTTTTCAAATGCTTTCGCTTTTTTCTAGTCCCTCCATCCACTTTTGATTTTTGAAATATTTTGCATATACCATTTACACAATCGTTTACGAGGGAATTTCCAGAATTAATTCTAGAATTCCCAGGATTGGGAATATAATCACCTGGTTGTTCAGTTATTACATTAATACTAGGACTAGGTGGCTTTCTCTCTAAGTTAGCATATTCATTAGCCAATTGGGGATCTATTTCACAGTCTCTGCATGAAGGATCATAAATATATACGTTTTTAAATCCCATAGATTTGAAAAGTAAATTCAAATCGGTAAGATGAATATATTTTTCATTAAAAATTTGATCTATCAAGTATTTATATTCTGAAGTACGGTTTTTCCAATGATCTCTTGCATTTAAATCAATATTAATATTAGATTTAATTCGATTACCATAACCAGCAAGGGTAAAATCTTGATCTTCTGGAAAAGAAGAAGATACAATGGTTAAACCATATTCAGGACAACATATCTTGTTTTTATTTCTCTCTGGCAAACATCTTCCAGAAACACATTTATTATTTAAAAATTTAATATGTTCTTCCTCTGGATCATTACAAATACGGCAGTTTTCATGTTCTCCAGGTTCAAAAATAAATTCTCTTTCAAGACGAGGCCATGTATAGGTAAACCCATTTTTAAAATTAATTTCACAATTTTTATAAATATCTTTTATCTCATTCCCCATGGAATAAAATATTTTTTTTTGATCTTCTGCACTAATCGCTTTATCATAGAAATATTTTCTATGCATATGATTTAAAATTATTATATCTACTGGTTTATTAACATATTTACAAATTTTCATTATTCCGTATTCGCCAGGTAAACCAACAAATGATAATAACTCAAGTGTACCATCATTATTAAATTTGGTATTGAGATCTTCTTTTCCATGTCCTTCAATTAAAATAGTAACTGCGGAATCCATTAATATAAGATAATATAAATAAATAATAATTATTAGAATTAATTAATAGGAATAATTATTATTTATTTATTAATAGAAAAAATTACTACACCAAAGTATCTATAAAATAAAATCTTAAAACTAATTTATCTCCTTATTCTATGGTTATAATAGGAAATAAATTTGAAATAAAACGATGTATTGGTTCAGGAACATTTGGGAAAATATATCAAGGAGTTAATATTCGATCGAATGAACCAGTAGCTATAAAAATGGAACCATTAAATTCAGAAGTTAATTCCTTAAAACATGAAACTAAAATATATCAATACTTAAATGGAACAGATGGAATTCCATCTTTAAAATGGTATGGATCTGATTTAAATCATCGATATATGGTAATTAATTTATTAAAAAATTCTCTAACAGAAATCCTTCAACAAAATACATTTCTTTCTCTCAAACCCACATTTGAAATCGGAATAAATATTATTTATATTTTAAGATCAATTCATGAAAAAGGATTAATTCACCGAGATATAAAACCAGATAATTTTTTATTCGGATATGGAGAAAATAATACTAAAATATACTTGATTGATTATGGAATGTGTAAAAGATTTACATTAGAACAAGGAAATCATATTGAGACTAAACAAGTATCACAAATCATTGGGTCTCTCAACTATTGTAGTATAAATACACATAACTTAATGGAACAATCAAGAAGAGATGATTTGGAGTCAGTTGCATATATTTTAATTTATTTATCAACTGGAAATTTATTTTGGGAAAAAATTACTTCTTCACAAGTAGTTAAAGAGAGAAAAGAGGCTCTAACAAGTGATATAAAAATTCCCGGAATACCAGATACTATTTTAACATATTTAAAATATATAAGAAATTTGGAATTTAAAGAAACACCAGATTATGAATGGATAATCGAACTTTTTTCCAGAAATATATAAATATCCATAAATATCCATAAATATATAAAATAAATTATTTAAAAATAAACATATAAAT